AAACCGAGCCTCAATGTATTTCTTGATGGTTGGATTGCGAGAGCTAATGAATGAGACTGGCTGGATGCGCTGATATTTATTGTAATTGTTTAAATTAGGAACTGTTTAATGATGGCAAAAGCGATTGATGTTGCGGACTACATTTTAGAAAGGAATGGCACAATGTCTGCCATGAAATTACAAAAGCTTGTTTATTATGCACAAGCTTGGCATCTTGTATGGGAAGATAAGGAACTGTTTTCTGAAGAGATTCAAGCATGGGCTAATGGGCCAGTAGTACCCTGCCTATACACTATTCATCAAGGTACTTTTAGTCTTGAACCCGGCTTTTTCAAAGGAGATACAACATCCATTTCTGATGAAAGTAAGGATGTAATTGAGCGTGTCCTTACATTTTATGGCGATAAGGATGCTCAATGGTTAAGTGATCTCACGCATATGGAAGATCCATGGAAAAAAGCTCGAGTTGGTCTAACCGACGGTGAACGAGGTGCTCGTACCATATCAAGTGCATCAATGTCTGAGTATTACAGTAGTCTATAATGCCTAAAAAAAATAAATCTCAACCTAAAATAGCTGGCGCCCCTTCTAGCACTAATGTATTTCTTGATGGTTGGATTGCGAGAGCTAATGAATGAGACTGGGCCCGGAGACGCTGGAGCAGATAGCATTATTCGAATGGCTGGAGTACCAGCCTTACATCAAAGATTATTTTTTCCATATTCCTCTTGAGCGTAAATGCAGTATCCAACAAGGTGCCCTTTTAAAGAGAATGGGTGTTCGTGCTGGATGCGCTGATATTTTTGGAGCTATTCCCACTGACAAATATCATGGATTGTTCATTGAGCTTAAAGTTGGAAAAAATAGACTAACCCCTAATCAGAAGATATTTTTAGATAATATGACTGCAAAAGGATATAAAGCTGTATGTTGTCATGGTTTTGAAGAGGCTAGGGATGTTATTTTAAACTATTTGCGTTAGAATGACGACATCCGATATCATCACTTATTCGTGGGTATGGATATGAACACCTGGGCTATCCTTAATGTTATGGATATAAGAGGGGGCGACGCTCCCTCTAGCTTAGTTATGTAGTATGACAGATTGTTTTAAACTTACAGGCTCTACACACATGGTAAAATGGTGTATTGTTTATTCTATCTGGCGCCTCTAAACTATTTATCACGCGCTCAGCTTTGAATATCAATCTATCGTAATATTCAGCATCAAACATTATTAGTTCATCATGTATCTCTGAGGTATCTTTATTGATAGCGATTAGATAGGCTTCGTGTATATCACTCAGGCCCATATAGGATTGCACTTGAGCATAATATGACTCATTCCAGCTGAATAATCCTTGATTCATAAATATCTTGAAGCTAGAATCTCTTGCTGTTTTGATTTCCACTATTGCTTCTGGATCATCGTTTTTCATTATAATAGCATCTGGAGTTCCTTGGAATTGCGGTATATTTTTGTCTATAAAGCGCGATTGAGGTTGCCAGATGCTTATTCCGGTTGCTATTAAATAGTTGATGAGCAATGCTTCCAGGGTATGTCCTATATCGAAAGTGATGTATGTTGATGAAGAGAATGGACTGCCTTGAGCCTTATTGTATTTGTACCATATTTGCCTCAGGCATGGATGGCCTATATCGCTTGCTCCAATATAGTCCCGTGGCGACTCTGTTTTTGTCAGTAGATATTTATTTATAGCATTGGTTAGAACGCCTGTTACCACTCTCTTATTATTATTCATTTAGCAGTCCTTTTACTCAATCCGTTTATTAAAATGGGATGTCATTATCAATGATAGTATTCTCAGCCATTTTTCTGTCGTAATTTCTGGTTAATGCGCTCTCCAAATGTGGCGATGTAGATTTAGTTACGCTTACTCCTGTTTTCGCCATGAAGCCAGCTGCTGGATGTATTTGGCTGACCCAGTTGTATTTTTTACCTTCAGCATTCGGTTCTGTTTCTTGGATTTTGATGCCTGCCATTTTAGTTTCGAATAGCATTAGATCATCATCAGTAGGAGGGCTTTCTTTGTGTGGAAGATTATACATCTTGTGCAAAAGCATCAGCATATTAAGAAAGCGATGGCGCTTCTTACTATCTGGATCGAAGACATGGAGCTTTTGGAATACACGTCTATTCTTAAATTCCCCATCCATGATAGTCCATTCTATTTGTAAATATGGAGCTCCGTTATACTCTTTGTTCTTGAATGATTCTATTTTAGCAAATGCATGGGTATCATTTGGGATGGTTGTGAAGGAAGTTGCGCTAGCGTATGCTTCTTTTGGTTCACCTGTTATTGGACCGATGTCTGTATGCCAGAATGTCATAGTATTTCTCCGTTATATTTGTGGTGTGTTAGGTCTTGTGATTGAGTCATCCATCATGTAGTCAAGCTCGAGTTTTATGATATCGTTTATGAGGGCGTGACATTGAAAAATCATAAATGGTATATTTTTTACTGTTGCTCTCGGGTGAATCATTGCCATAGTTGGAAATGGAAACATTCTATATGTGCGCAGGGCGTTGTGATCTATATCGTCGGTGTCTTTATGATTTGCTTTAAATCCTAGCCATTTATGCCCAGAAACAGGGAGGTTTTTAAACGGGAGTTTTCGGCTACAATGGGTCAGACCTCCATGTACATTTGTAATGGGTTGTAGCTCATCGATTTCTTCGGAATTATCCGTGGTTATGTCTAATAGAGAGCCAGTGGGTGCGCATATATAACCTTGTCTAAATCCTGCGTGAAATATAACTATATAGGCATATTCCTTATAGAAACCAGCTTCTTCTACTACTGTTTTTTCTCCTATCTGCAGAAACTCATCTTCTTTGAGAGTTGAAATTTGTTCTATGATATAATCAATTGTGTTCACTTTCGACCTCCTCTTCAGAATCTATTTGTATTAACTCTTCATCTTCCTCATCGGCTTCGTTATATTCATTTATGGAATTTACGACTAATGTTAGGTCATTGTCTATGAACATGTTATTAAACATATTTAGGGGTGTTTTAGCCATGTGTTGGCCGTCATTATTAGTCAGGAAACGATATTGTCCTTCAGTAACCAAAGCATGAAGAACATAGGTGAACTTTCCTTCTACACATATGTATTGATCTATCATTTTTCCGACTGTTTTAGGCTTGTATTTTCCTTGTTGATCTAACTCTGTGTGCATCATGACAAAGCAAAACAAATCTGAGCGTAAATCTGTGACTGTTTCTAGGATTTCGAATGTTTCTTTGCCAAGTTCGGTATATTTGTCGTAACCTTTTTGATGAGCTTTACGCATAAAGCTATTTGTTAAGGTATAGCCGAAATCATCTATGATAATAAATTTTATTTCTGGCCTTTTAGTATTTATATGTACTAATAGTTTGCGGATTAGCGATGGATCATCATTAACATAGTAGTTACCGATTAGAGCGCCAGATTCAATTTTCTTATATTTCTTAGCTGCGCCTTTAAAAGGGAGCGGTTTATTTATGACATTTATTATAAATGTTTGTTCTGGAGGTAAATTACGAATAGAGGTTGACTTTCCACTACCGCTTTCTCCTAGAATTAGAACAGAATTACTCATTGTTATCTCCTTGTATTTCTAGACAGCAGCTTTAATAGCTACATGTAGTTTCTTTGGCTTTTTGCTGAGGAAGTTAGATAGCAATAACATGTCGTCTTCCGAAGCATAACGCTCTATGTTTCTTAGTATTTCCTTGTCTAACTCATATTTTAAGACTTTCTTAACAGGGTTTAAATCAGCCGCTAACTTATTTTCATAGATATTATATTCTTCTTTATCTATGGCGTAGTTCCAACCGGTATTTAGGACTACTTTATATTTACCACAGATATATGTTTTGCTTTGATTTTCTGAATGATGAAGAAGTGTTTGAAGCCTTGATTCCAGCTCTTCTTTTATACGAATTAGTTCGGCTATTTGGTAATTAATAGTATCTAAAGTACTAACTTTATCTATTATGAGTTCATCTTCGGTGTGATACGTAGCCGCAGGGCCATTTATGTGAGTTCTATATTCGTAGGTTGCAGGAGATTTTTCTTTTATATTCATATTCTTGTCCTCTTTTAGTATATTTACTTCGTCAGGATGACGCAATAACCATGCTACAGTAAGGAAACCGGAAAGTCAAATATATTTTGATAGGGTATAAAATAGAAACCCCCAAGTGGAGACAAGGGGGTAGGAGTAGCTTTTGCAACGGACATGATTCATTTTTTTCTAGGAGTGCTAACTTGGACCGGCATGGAGTTGGTGTTTTAATATGGAGAACCTTTGCATAACAGTTACAGTATAAAATGGGGAAAGGAAATATGTCAAGGGAAGTTCGGGAAATATATTAGAAGTTTAGGCGCCCCATCCTTGCGGCTACATTTTTTATCACCACTCATTAACCTTATAAGGCATCTAAATGTCATTATCCGGAAATACAAAATTTCTCTTGTATGTCCTTGATATGAACTATATGCCATTCTAACTCTCGTGTCAAGAATATATTTAATATATTTTCAATAGGTACTTGTGTTCTTTGCGTGGATGTAGTGTAATAAGAGTATCTCTTGGAATAGGAGAACATTTTTTAATCTATTGCTTTTTAATATTATACATAAGGAAATAAATGACATCATCACTGGATTCCACAAATAAGTTACAAGTCTACTTCGATATAGAAGGAGAAGAGATATATAATTCTTTTCCCGACGCAATTAAGAATCTTCCAAACTTTTGTTATCAATCAAAAAATCGTTTTTCACGTACAAGAATGTTAAATAGTGTTCGTATTAATACTATAGAAAATAAATTATGGATTTCTAGGCCTACTTATATGAAAGAAGCAGGTATAGGAAGAAGTACATATAATGAAAATATTAGGTATTTTAAAGAACATGATTTAATTGAAACATACAAGTGTGATACTGGCACTTGCAAGACTGGACGGGGCCTTAGACTAACCGAAAAAGCTTTGCAGCTTTTCAGTCCGGCCCCGATACAGACCTACATACTTACAGAAGAGAATTCTAATATGGAAAATCAAAAAACACAAGCAACTACTACTCTAGATCGCGATATACTCATAGATTTTTGCCTCGGTCAAATCCCCCAAGAGTTAAAAGATGATATAGAGCCTATTCAGGTTGAAGAATTTGTAGATGTAAGACTGCGACAAGGGAGCAACACAATTAGATCTAACTTTGTGGTTAATATTAAAGAATGCCTAAAAATAAAACTAGCTGGAATATCTCCAACTACTTGG